ACCCTTTGAAACCCAGAAGTCCAAGTAACGGTTCACGGTTTCTACCCACGTCTCCCGTCGTTGTTCCTCTGGTAGATACCTAGCGTATCTTGATTTATGTATGTACTGTTGGTATGCGTCCATCATAAGTCGTATTCTCCCCCTGTTAATAACGATAGTTTTAGCTGCTCTAGTAAGAAAACCAGCTCGTAAGTGTCCATGTTAGTAGAAACCATGATGTACTCTTCGGACTTAATGATGCAAAAGGCATCCTCGTAACTCTCCAAGTCTTCATTGTCCACTATGAGTTTAAACACTTCGGGCACGTTTATCTTCCCGGTGTTCTGCTTGTTTCCACCGAAAGCCCCTTCTATTACCTTCATTCTAGCAACTCCTGTTCCTTGACCATCTTGTTTAAGTACCACTGAGCTTTCTGTAAGTCCTGTAAGCCATTCTTGTAGCGCCACCTGTGAAGATATTTTATCACGTTGCCCTCACAGTAGTCAATAATGCCGTCTCCTAACTGCTGCTTGATATAGTCAATGGCCTCTGTACCGCCCTGATTGTAATGTTTTGGTCTACTGACCGCGTCCCACTCTTCTTTAGTCGCTGAGTCAATACTCATCTTCGTCCTCCTCTTCAACTTCTAACTCCTCGGCAAAGTACTCCAGTCTGTTTATGAGCTTGTCCTCGAATCTGTCCAGAAGCTCCTCAGAGGTTATCTCTAGTGTTTCCAAAAAGTCTTCAGGGTCGTAGGTCCGTAGCAGACGTTCCTTAATTTCTTCCATTGTTAGAGACATCTTCTATCAACTCCTCTAGTGTATCTAATGTGTACCACGAAAGACCTTCTTTCTCACACCATTCAGACATTGTCATCTTGGAACCCTTCCTAACTTTCTTGTTAGGACCCATAAGAACAAACACGAGTCTCTGGTAGCTCTCTAAGCTGTCCCTGACTGCCTTGTACTTCTGGGTGTCTCCTTCTCTGAAGAACCCCTTACACTCGACTAGCGTGTCACTAGCCATGTGAACAAAGTCCGGTTTATAGTTACGGTGGGTAGTGTAAGGAACCGTAAAAGGCTCGTACTCGAAGCCCTCCAGTACCTTCGCAGTTTCTTCCTCAAAAATACTACGAAACTTCGATTTCTTGGACTTTCGGCTCATATTTTACCTCTACTAAATAGCGTGGACCTGCTGAATATGCGAACCCTCGTACGGAAGGCCAGCACTGTTTTTTGTAAGAGCAGTAGGAGCATCCTATGGCGAGTTTTTGGTTTCCACTCTTTCCATCTGCGATAGGCTTGTAGCATACTTCGGGTAACTCCTCCTGCTCCACTAGCTTTTTTATGCGTTCGATCCTCTCTTCTATATCATAGGATATTAGGTCGTACACAGGCGCTTGTGTGTCCTCTGAGTCGTACAGCAGGTACGTCAGGTAGCCATTCTGTTTGTCCATTGCCAGCCAGCCAAACTTGGTTTCACCTTCTGAGTGAGCGTAGCCCTTGATCTGACCTATGTACCCAAAGGGGTCATCATAAGCCAGAGTCCCGTCTCTAAACTTCTTGAATCCAAAGGTGGACGTAGACTTCACGTCAGTCACAATCCCGTCGATCCTACAGTCCATAGACCCCTTGATGCCATTGACCTCACACTTCTTCTGCTCATCTGTCACTTTGTGACCAGCAGCTCTTGTGAGAAACAGTAGCAGTTCTTCAATGAGATGCCCGTAGAGGAACTTGACGTACGTGGGAGGCTGTATGTCTTCCCCTTTGTCAACGTCGTTGTACACATTCCACAGGAAACGCTCATCGCGCCCAATGTTAGACATACGAAGCTTACGCGAGTCGTCTCGGACCTCTGTGAACTCCTTACGCATAAGGTCCTTCACGTTCTCACCGAACAACTCGATGCAAGCGTCGATGTCTACTCCTTCTGCTACCTCTTTGGTAGACACTAGGCTGTAAATGTCGTTCACTAGGTTGTATACATTTTTCATTTGTACTCTTCCGCTGTACTGGAGACGACAACTCTGGCCTGCTCCGGTGTGCATTTGAACCACTCCCCTCTGCGTTCGTAGAGCTTTTGTAGCTCTGTGTGCGCCTGTGATTCTGCCTGACGACGATCGTTCACGTCATACCTATATTGTAACACATAATCTCTAAAAGGAGAAGAAGTTTGGTAGTTGTTTAAGCGGTCCTCAGCGTCAATAGCCATACCTATCTTTACCCAGTCAGGGAAATTAGGGTTGGTAATGGCGTACACCTGACCCTCGACACTGCTCTTATACTTCTCTAGGCTGCTAAAGGCTGCTTCCCCGAAGTGCTTATAGCGTCCCGGCTTGTGCAAAGGGTGGTCTTTCCTAATGTACTTCCCATTTACGTACATTTGTTTTTTATTATGCACCAACGATCTTTGTCTTACTTTTTCGGGATTGTCCTTATAGTACTTGCCGTCTACTTTTGCATAAATCATTCGTACTTCTCCTTAGTGTGTCTCCGCCCAGGTTGTTCCGACTTTGTACTCTCCGTCCAGCGGACATCTGAGATTAAACTCCATACCCGCCGCCTTGAGGCATTCGACTGCGAGCCACCCAAACTTCTCTGCGTCTTTCTCTGCAACTTCCGACTGGACTTCATCATGTATATTCCCTATAATTTTGTAGTCTAACTTCCAGAGCTTCGCGTAGTCGTCTAATATCACCAGTGCCTTCTTCATTACGATGGCCCCTGCTGCTTGCAACAACGTATTCAAAGCGGAATGTTCTGATCTGACTCTGAGCCTTCGACCGTCAAGTCCAGTGAGGTATCCTCTTGAAGACGCAGTTGATACTCTGTCTTTAAGAGCCGCGAATGATGGGAGATTATTAAGGAAAGATTCTCTAAGCTTTTTGCCAGTCGTTCTACCTCCTCCAGCCACAGACCCAAGCTTCTCATCTCCTGCGCCGTAAAGTAAGGCATAGATGAAAGTTTTTGCCTGATTTCTTGATTCAAGTCCAGCAAGTCGTTGATTTGCTGTGTGGATATCTCCGTTGATAATTTCATTTGTGTAGTCCTCGTCTTTCATGTAATGAGCCAACATACGCAGCTCAAGACCACTAGCGTCAAAACCCACTAGCTTCTTACCCACAGGAACAGTCCAGCAGGAACGACACTCGTGTCCGTACGGGCTGTGACTTGCGGGAACCTGAGCCATATTAGGCGACTGATGCGTCATACGTCCTGTGACTGCACCGTTACTGATGACACGTCCGTGGACCCTACCGTCTTCCTTCACGTGCTGTAGCCACGAGTTCACCTGCGCGTATCTTTTTTGTAGCATCAGGTACTCACTGACCACTTTGGCTTCCGGAAGATCGATGGTCTCTAGGACTGCTTCATCGACTATTGGGTTGCCTTTCTCCGTGACTTTGTCGAAGCGAACCCCAAGGCTCGAAAGCCTCTTCGCAATTTGCTGCCTAGAACCAACGTTAAAAACTTCAACCTTGTCCTTAAGCTGCTTCCCTGTTTTCTCTGACCAACGCTCGTGGACAATCGGGGGAAACTTCTGCTGTAAGTCTTCTTCGATTTCATTCATTCTCTCCTTAAATGTTGCACATAGGTCCCTAGCCAGAGGCTGGTCTAAGGTCCACCCGTTTATCTCCTGCTGCTGAACTGAGGCTTGTACTTTATGCTCTAGTTCTATGCTAAATGGGGAAAAGCAAGTCATGTTTTGCATCAAATTCTGATGCACTGCTTCTGTTACTTCAACGTCTCGGATGCAGTAGTCGATCATCTCTTGTGACAACTGGGACCAATCCGTGTGGTCTCCTTTTGGGAAGCCTAAGCATTCTCCCCAGTTTCTGAGAGAGTGTCCACCTGACTTACTTGGCTCGTACAAACGTGATAAAACCAAAGTGTCTAGGACCCTCTCAGGAGCCACTGTGATTCCCCAGAGGCGTTCTAGGACAGGCATATCGTATCCTATTAGGTTATGCCCTACGACGCTCTGAGAGCCTCTGAGGGCTTCTGAGAGGCTATCAGGGTCCCCATGTACCAATGTTACGCCGTTTTCCTTGGTCACTACGCACCAAATGGTGTCAGGAGTCAAGCCGTTGGCCTCTAGGTCAAGGTAAATCAATGTATTTTCCTAATTCTTTTTTCTTTTTAGCAAGCCATTCTCGGCCAGCAGGGGTCTCGTAGAAAAGGACGTTTTCAAGCGTCACTAAATCAGCTACTTTTTGTTTGTCTTCTCTACTAAGGGTTTCTGAAGATCCGTCAATACCTAGTTTTTCGTAAGAAAGTTCTATATGACCGACATCTGCTAATAGGTAAGATATGTCATAGTCGTTAGCAAACCAACCCGCCTCACAATTTTCAGCATCGAAAGTATCAGTGTAGGCCGACTGAATACCTCGGGATTCCGCCCACTTATCAAAATTCTTAAGTATTCTTTCAGACTCTTTCAAGAAAAAGGGCCTATAGTCTCCAATTTCCCAGATAGTTTCATCAAGTAATGCCATAACTCGCAAGGCATGGGCTAAAGCAAGAGAAAACTCTCCTGGTTCTATACTGTCTTTAAAATAATCATCCATCAAAAGTCATCCCCTACGTTTGGATTAGCTACTTCACTCATCCTGCCGGTAGACCTGTCATAAGATAGCCAGCAAGCGGGACCAGTTTCACCAGTGTAACGATTCTTGAGGACACGTACAGTTGTTGTGTTCC